CTAACTCACAGTACAGCCAATACCAACTGAGAACAACATGACTAATAAAAGACAGCGGATAGATACAGAAAAAGGAGCAAAGGAGATATTTGATGGTGCTTCTATTTTACTAGATCCGCCATTAAACATTGATCTTGGCGATGGTGTTCGTCCTTACTGGGATAAGCTTGTTACGGCTAAAGCTACCAGGGCATGGAAGGATCAAGATTTATTATTATTGGTTGAGCTTGCTAGAAACCTTTTTCGTACTGAAAAATTATCCCGTGAAATGTTAAGTGAAGATGAGGTTGTTGAAACAGGGCAGGGAGTAAAGGCAAACCCGAAGAGCGGGGTCATAGATCAGCTTGTCAAGCGCGCCCGAACTATTATGATTCACTTACAAATCCACCCAGAAGCAACGCAAGGAAAAGCCAGGGAGCAGGTTAACCAAAACAAAGCACATGCCGAAGCTTCAAGTGTTGTCGAGCAATCTAAAGACGATGAATTATTGGCTAGTCCAACGGCGCATTAATGACTAGAGGCGAAAAGGTAATTGCATTTATCACCCAGTTTTGCCTAATACCTGAAGGGGAATATGTCGGCCAGCCTGTCGTATTGGCAGAGTTCCAAACAAAATTCATTCTTGATGTGTACGACAACCCGCATGTCACAGACACCGGTATACTTTCCATTGCTAGAAAAAATGCAAAAACTGGAACAATTGCTTTTATTTTACTGGCTCACATTGTCGGTCCTGAGGCAAAACAAAACTCCAGGATAATCAGCGGAGCAATGAGCAGGGAGCAGGCCGGTGAAGTTTATAATTTAGCATCAAAATGTGTAATGATTTCCCCAAAATTAACACCCCTTATTCGAATAATCCCCTCCGGAAAAAAATTAGTCGGCCTTGCAATGAATGTCGAGTACCAGGCAATCAGTGCAGAGGGTAAAACCGCCCATGGCAAAAGTCCAATACTTGCAATACTTGACGAAGTTGGTCAGGTCAAAGGGCCAAAGTCTGATTTTATTGACGCGATAACCACAGCCCAGGGTGCATATGAAAACCCCTTGTTGATTTATATCAGCACCCAGTCAGCAACCGACGCTGATTTATTTTCAATCCTGATCGATGATGCTCAAAAAAACAAACCTAAAAAAACTGTATGCCACGTTTATACCGCAGACAAAGACGGTGAGCTGCTGGATGAATTGCAGTGGAAGAAAGCTAACCCGGCAATGGGATTGTTCAGATCCGAGAAAGACATGAGAAAGCAGGCAGAAAAAGCAGCCAGGATGCCTAGTTTTGAAAGCACATTCAGAAATTTAAATTTAAACCAGCGAGTTTCTACGGTATCGCCGTTCGTTTCTAAGGGCGTTTGGATTGAGAATGGCGGAACGGCTAAAGTTAATGAAGATTTAAACTGGTATGGCGGGCTAGATTTGTCAGCCAGAACAGATTTAACTTCATTGGTTCTGATCGGTATAAATCCTGACCCTAAAATAAATGAAATTGCAGTGGAGTCGTATTTCTGGACACCTGAAAAGGGTATGTTAGACCGGGCAAAAGTTGATAGACAGCCGTATGATGTGTGGGTGCGTGATGGATTTTTAAGGACAACACCAGGAGCAACTGTTGATTACGATTATATCGCAGAAGAGATTGACGATATTTTACAGGGCAGATATTTAATAAACCTTGCTTTTGACCGCTGGCGTATCGATGTATTTAAGGCTGCTTGTGATAGGAAGGATATACCATTGCCATTACACCCATTCGGCCAGGGGTTTAAAGATATGTCGCCAGCAATGGATGCAATCGAATCTGCATTGTTAAACTCATATTTGCGACATGAGATGCACCCAGTTTTAACAATGTGCGCAGCTAATGCAGTGGTAACAAAAGATCCAGCAGGAAATAGAAAGCTTGACAAGCACAAAGCAGTTGGAAGGATCGACGGTATGGTTGCTTTGACTATGGCGTTTGGTGTGTTAGAATTAGCAGCAGAGCTAGAAGAACCTGCTTCACCGTGGGAAGATGAAAATTACTCAATATTAGGATAAATATTTTGTGGTGGGATAAAAAAATAGAAAGTCGATCATTGGAAAATCCTGAAATTCCAATTTCCAGTGAGAATATTGTTAAATTTTTTGGCCTTGATTCTACATCAAGCGCTGGCGTTCCTGTCACTTTAGATAACGCTCTTGGTGTTCCTGCTGTTATGGCAGCGGTTCAATTCCTATCTGGCACCGTTGCCGGGCTTCCGCTTAACGTATTCAAAAAAACCGATGATGGTCGTGAGAAACAAAAAACCGGCCTGCAATTAATTCTGCATAATGCAGTCAATGACGAAACAACCTCATTTGCATGGCGCAAGTATTTGATGGAGCGAACCTTAACAGGTGGCCGGTCAATCACATACATTGAAAAAACCGGCGATAGAATTACAAATTTATTTTCTCTTGATCCTTCAAAAGTAAAGATCGAGCGAACAGGCAATAAAAAATCTTATATATTCACAGATTCGAATAGTAAAGAAACGGTCTACAAGTCTTCTGAAATTATTGATATACCGTTTGCACTAAAGAATGACAACCTAACCGCAATTAGTCCGATAATGAATAGCAAAGATGCTATTGGTTTAATGATTGCTGCCACTAATTTTGGTGCTAAGTTTTTTAACAATGGCGGCGTTCCTCCTTTTGTTGTGACCGGTAAGTTTGAAAGCGGCAAGGCATTAAACAGAGCTTCAAATGATTTAGATAAGGCGATTAAAAAGGCATCATCTCAAGATAGATTAGCGCTAACATTGCCAATGAATCACGAGATTAAACCGATTGGTGTTGATCCTGAGAAATCGCAGCTTGTAGAAACCAAGAGATTCCAGATTGAAGAGATAGCTCGTATCTATTCATTGCCTCCTGTATTCCTTCAGGATTTAACGCACGGTACATTTAGCAACACAGAGCAGCAAGACTTGCACTTAGTTAAACACACGCTACGGCGCTGGATAACCCAGATCGAACAAGAGCTTAACCTTAAATTATTTGGCCGTGGCAATACTGAAATGTATGTTGAATTTAATGTTGACGGATTACTGCGGGGTGACTTCGCAAGTAGAATGTCAGGCTACTCAACAGGAATTCAAAACGCAATCCTAACACCGAACGAGGCGCGAGCTTCTGAAAACCGTGAAAACAAAGATCATGGTGACGATTTATTAATCCAGGGTGCGACAGTACCGCTTGGAACTCAACCTAATACCGACCCGGAAGGCGGCCAAAATGAATAAAGAATTACGAGCCGGTGAATCGGCAAAGGCAGAAAGCAACGAAAAGACAGTGAAGGTTAGCGGATATGCTGCGGTATTTAATACAGAGGCAGATATCGGCGGTTGGTATCGCGAACAGATTGCGCCAGGCGCGTTTACTAAAGCTATTGCAGAAGACGACGTTAGATTTTTAATTAACCATGCAGGCCTTCCACTGGCTCGAACTAAGTCAGGCACTCTGAAATTAACCGAAGATGATCACGGTCTACATATTGAAGCGGAACTGGATTTATCTGATCCTGATGTGCAAAGCATTGAATCTAAAATGAAGCGAGGCGATCTTGATGAAATGAGTTTCGCATTTACTCCGACAATTGAGGAATGGGACGACTCAGGGGATACGGCCTTAAGAACTATCAAAGAAGCCAAGCTTTATGATGTCGCTATCGTTACTTATCCGGCTTACGATGACACCGAAATAGGATTAAGAAGTTTAGAGAACTTCAAAAAAGAACAGAATAAGCGTTCTGGCAAAGCAATAGCGGTCAGAATGAAAATGAAATTGGCATTAAGCTAATAATCTTTGTGCGGTTCCCGCGCTTTGATGCCCTAATGACCTTGGGCAAGTCGAAAAGAGAAATAAACTCATGACTATTAAAGTTATCGAATTGCGGGAAAAAATGGCGAAGCTTGCCACAGATGCCCGCGCAGAGTTAGACAAAATTAACGACAAGACCGAATCGGTAGAAGCTACAGAAATTGAAGCCCGATTTGATACCATCATGGCTGACCACGATAAAATCGGCAAAGATGTCGAGCGTGAAGAGCGTATGATTGCCGCTGAACTTAAAGCAACTGAATCACGTCGACCAGTGGAAGACGCGAACGCAGAAGCAGAGCAGCGCGCTAAAACTCCTGAGTACAAAGAAGTATTTGAAAAGCAGTTGCGTTTTGGTGCGGCCTCTTTAGATATTGAAGAGCGTGAAGTTCTTATGTCTGGCAAAGTTGAGCAGCGTGCGCAGTCAGTGGGTACAGATTCAGCGGGTGGCTTCACAGTACCTGAAGGATTCAGCGGTGAGATTGACAAAGAGATGGCCGTATGGGGTCCAATGTGGGACGCTTCGATTATTCGCGAGCTGAATACAACTAGTGGTAATGCACTTCCATGGCCTACTGTTGACGATACTGCCAAGCGTGGCAGACTCAAAGCAGAAAATGCAGAGGTTGACGATGATGGCACTGATGATGTTGTTTTCGCTGAAAAAGTTCTTAATGCTTACGTGTATGATACAGGCATGGTTAAAATTCCAATTGAATTGCTTCAAGATTCAGCGTTCAACATGGAAGAGCTGTTGACTGATCTATTCGGTGAGCGAATGGGCAGAACCTGCAACGACGTGCTGACAACTGGTACTGGCTCAGCACAGCCGAACGGCATTGTAACAGCTTCCGGCCTAGGCAAAACAGCAGCAAGCACAACCGCATTCACTGCTGACGAACTGATTGATTTGTTTCATTCTGTTGATCCTGCATACCGTGCATCGCCTAAGTTCCGCTGGATGTTCAACGACGTAACTTTGGCAGCAATCCGAAAGCTTAAAGACGGCCAGGGCAATTACTTGTGGTCAATGGGTGACGTTAGGTCGAATGAGCCAAGTATGTTGCTTGGTGCGCCTTACAGCGTGAATCAGGCTATGGTGGTTGGATCTGCTGCATCTAAGCCAATTATCGTTGGTGATTTGTCTCGGTACATTGTGCGTAAAGTTACTGACTTCCAGGTCATGACATTGCGTGAGCGTTACGCTGAGTTCTTCCAAATCGGTATGGTTGGATTTAAGCGGTTCGACGGCGAGCTATTAAACAATGCAGCAGTTAAGCACTTGATTCAAGCAGCAGTTTAATATCAACTTATAGCGCCCTTTAGCGAGGGCGCATATTTCGAGGCATTTATGAAAATTAAAATGTTATGCAGTCGAGTTGGACCAGATATTTCCGATAGCCGTGGTGATATTATCGAAGTTGAAGACGATGAAGCCGGGCGTATGATTGAGGCGGGACAGGCCATTAGTGTTGAGACTACATCAAAAACACCAGCCAAAGAATTTGCATATGGCAAGGGTAAAGGGAAAGGTAAAAAATGAGTCTATTATTTACAGTTGTTACACCTTCGGCAACGCCTGCGGTTAGTTTAGCTGACTGTAAATTAGACTTGCGTATAACTACATCAGACGAAGACGTTTTGATTTTGTCTTACATTGATGCGGCATCTCGATTAGCGTCTGAAATTGTAGGCAGAAAGCTGATAAATGAAACAATTAAATATTCAATATCTCGGTCAAGTGGTACGGTTACATTGCCATTTACACCCGTTACTTCTGTAACTGAAATACAATATTTTGATGCTGACGATATTAGTCAGACACTGACCATTACAGATTTCCATCTTTATAATTTCGATGAGTTTACGCAATTAGTGCCAAAAGCCGGTATTTTTTGGCCGACTGTATTTGATCGGCGTGATGCTATAAATATCACATTTGTTGCAGGGTATGGCGCGGCTAGTGCAGATATTCCTGATTCAATAACAAAAGCAATAAGGCTGATAGTTGTTGACTGGTTTGAAAATCGCGGGAATGATTTAGTTGGATTATCCAAAACTGAAATTACACACGGCGCGCAAATGTTATTGAATGTTGAGCGTATAGGCTGGGTCGCATAATGCCATTCAGACCGGGTGAATTAGATCAAAAAATATCAATCGAACGTTCGTCAAACGTGTCTGACGGTATGGGCGGAAATGTTACAACATGGGCGGAAGTATTCGCGCCCTGGGCGCTAGTCAGGCCGATGTCAGGCAATGAGAAAACAGATTTTAATCAGGTGTATGGCGATGCGAATTATCTATTTGTAGTCAGATACCCGCTAGCAGTTTTAGATAGAGATCGCATTGTGTGGGATGGCGACTATTACAACATTCGATTCAGGAAAAAACCTACAGGCAGAAAAAAATATATGCAAATAACTGCTGAAAGAGGTGTTGCGCAATGACCGGTATCACCTTAAGCATTGAAGGCATCGATCAGATCAAAAAAGTTTTGCGCGAACTCCCAGAAAAAGAGGGCGCGAACCTAATCAAAGCAACCGTGCGCGGTATTGCGGCAGAAGTTAACAAAGAGGCCAAAAAGAGAGTACCTGTAAATACTGGGAATCTTAAAAAATCCCTAAAGGTTAAAACTGTCAGATCACCAAAATTTAAACCTGTATTCGATGTTAGAGCAGAATCAGGCAAGGCAGTTAAAAATGACGGTTTTTATTGGCGTTTTGTTGAGCATGGAACAGGTGGTAAAAGTCCATCCCCATCAAGGCCATTTGTGCAGCCTGCGAAGGATTTAGTTTTCAGTAAAATTAGCCAATTAGTGGCAGATTTATTTGTTAAAAAACTTAAGATGGCGGCGGCCAGAAAAATCAAGGCGGCTAGAAAGAGATGAGTAACTTTGAAACGGTAGTCCAGCAAGCTATTTACTCTAAATTATCGGCAGATATTCCATTGAACGCTGTTGTGACTGGTATTTTTGACGACTATCCGCAGCTAACAGATCCAGGCGACCCAGCAAACTACCCGTTTGTTGCAATCGGTGAAGATAATCACGTTACAATAGATACCGATACAGAGCTAATTAATCAGGTTTCTATAACAGTGCATACATGGTCGAGATACCGAGGCCGGGCAGAGACAAAAGAAATTCAAGGGTTAATTTATGATACACTTCATAGAGCTAATTTAGTGAAAACAGGCTATAAATTCATTACAATTACACAAGAGTCTAGCGAATCACAGCTTGATGCTGACGGTTTAACAAGGCACGGAATACAAACATTTAATTTAATGATCGAGGAGCTATAACATGGCTGGTGGCGGAGCAAGTAGAGATTTATTAATCAACAAAGGGGCATCGGCTTTACTTGGTATTAATGCTAAGTCTATGGCAGTTGCTGGCGAACCTATTGACATAACAACTGATGAGGATAACGGCTATCGCTTATTGCTGGATGTTCCCGGAACTAAAACGCTAGATATTAGCTTTAGTGGTGTTACTAAGGATTTAGTGATGCGCGGTATTATCTTGACGGGCAACGGGCTACTGTTGACTGATATTGAAATTGAATTCCCAATAACCGGTGCGCAAATAACAACCGGCGACACAATCACAGGAAATTTCTTTTTCAATGGCTGGACTGAAAATGGCGGTGGATCTGACGGAGCTATTGAGTTCGACGGAACATTGCAATCTTCAGGCGCATGGACATACACGGCAGGGAGCTAATTAAATGGGTATTTTTAAAGATGTTACATTAACGTGGGACGGTGAAGATTATACCGTTCCGGCTTCTGGTGTAATGCGGTTGATTGCAAAAATTGAAGATATTATAACGCTTCAAGAGCTGCATGATCCAACTGGCATAAAGCTTAGTCGAGTTAGTGAGGCCTATGCCGTTGCGCTGGGCGTTGCTGGCTGCAAAGTCTCAATAGAAGACGTCTATGGTTGGCTTCTTAGTGAAGACGCTGAGGCAGTGATACCAGCGGCAGTAAACGGACTAATGATGATGATGGTGCCACCTGTGGAGTACCAACCAGACTTGGGAAAGCAGAAAACGCCACCCAAGAAGAAGCCAAAGAAGCCGAAAAAGGGCTAATCTGGGGCGCGTATAAAGTAGCGGTCAGCATTTGGGGGTTGGCACCATCTGAATTTTGGCAAATGCACCCTGATGAATTTTGGTGGCTTGCTGAAATGAAGAATCCAGAAGTATTTCAAGAGCCGCAACGGGTTCGGTTATTGAGACTATTAGAAAGAGGTTTAAATAGTGGCTAAGAATGCGGATATTGCAGTAAGAGTAGGCGCGGATATTCAGCCACTTAAAACCGGCTTGGATAAAGCCGGTAAAAAGCTTTCTGAATTTGGCGCGAAATCAAGATCAACAGCTAATGCAGTTGGTAAGCTTGGAGTCGCTGCAATTGCGGCATCCGTAGCGATTGGCGTAAAAATGGTGTCAGCAAGCCTGGCAGCGGTTGATGCTCAAGCCAAATTGGCAAGACAGCTAAAAACGTCTAGCGCGAGCATTGCGACACTGGAAAGAGCTGCAGACCTCAGTGGCATATCACTAAAAAACATAGAATCCGGCGCAAAAAGTCTTGAAGTTGCGCTTGGTGAAGCTTCTCAAGGAACTGGGTTGGCTGTTGAAACACTAAAACAGCTAAAATTAACGGCTGATGATTTGCAGGGGATGACCCTCGATCAGAAGTTGTTAAAAATAAATGCAGCTATTAAGGCTAACATTCCAGTAACAGAACAAGCCGCAGCAGCATCGGATTTATTTGGCAAAAAAGCAGGTTTCGCAATATCTCAATTGACACCTGATGTTATAAGGCTGGCAAAAGAAGAGGTTGACGGATTTGGTGTGTCTATGTCTAACATAGATT